GGGTTAGGGTTCAATTGATATTCCTTCGCAGTCAATCGCGGAACTATTCAGATGCCATGGATTCTAATACGTGGACCGATTACATCAATAACATCCTTTCCGGTGGAGGTATCAAAGCCATTGGTTGGGATATTGTCAGTGCTCCTGATTACAGTCAATACATGTATCGCCCTGTACTGGACAAGTACATGGATCTCCGTCCAGATGACTCTTTAGACGTTTATTGGAAGATCAAGCCCGTCAAGATCGACACCGCAGCATTCACACGTGGAGGAGGATGGTTTCCTGTTTGGATCTACTATGTTAGCACACATTACGATGACAACGCGGCAGTAGATAACGTGCGTGTCCAGCTTGGACATAACATTTCCTTCGCAGCCAGCGATATTTCTTCTTAATATTTTATTATGTCACTAGGCAACATGTAACCCGGTTTCGGGGTAAGTATTACCCCCGAAACTACGCAACGCAACAGCGTGATGTAATCAATGACGTTACTACCCATGTGCGTCATAATATTTTATTAATAAAGAATCTTGTTGTGCACATTATCGCTCTATTTATTCGTTCATTGTCGTTACGTTTATCATTCAATGTCAACCAAAAACACTATTGCAAAGAATTGGTGCTTTACACTCAACAATTACAATGAAGAGGAGTACACCAAGCTCATCAATGTCCTGGAGAACGAAGGATACTATTGGATTGCCGGTCGAGAAACAGGTGAACGAGGAACTCCTCACATCCAAGGGTTCATCTCGCTTCGAAAACGCTCTCGTTTCAACCATGTTCGGAGTATCCTCGGCCCTCGGATCCATATCGAAGTCGCTCGAGGTACTGCACAACAAAACAGAAGCTATTGCTCTAAAGATGGAGACTTTCGAGAAGGAGGTGAACTGCCCAAGGAGGGCAGGCAGAAAAGAACTCGAGATGACCTCGCCGCAGAGTTCGCAGTGGCCGTCAATGGAGGAACTAGAGGCATTCATGAATTTGCCGATGCCAACCCCGGGACCTGGTACTTCTCCGGACATAACCTGTTACGAAACTCTACAACCCTGCTACGACCCATTGACAGGCCAGGAATTAAAGTGACTTGGATATATGGGCCCCCAGGAGTGGGGAAGTCACGTAAGGCCCATGAACTACTTCCTGATGCTTACTTGAAAGAGCCCAGAACGAAGTGGTGGAACGGTTACTTGTGTGAGAAAGAAGTCATTATAGATGATTTTGGGCCAAATGGTATAGATATTAATCATTTACTTAGGTGGTTCGATAGGTACAAATGTTGGGTAGAGAATAAAGGTGGAATGATCCCGCTACACGCGGATACATTCATTGTAACATCTAATTTCCATCCTAAGGACATATTCAAATGGGGTGATGAGGTTAATCCTCAATTACCCGCTCTTGTACGTCGCATTACTTTGGAATCAATGGAATAAAATACTTGTTATTCATAATCATTACTTGACATAACACACACAGGCCCGCAGGGCCCGCTCAGCCATGGGTCCGGCCCTCGGCGGTAGCCGAGGTAATAGGGATTAATAACGATCCGCCGCGCAGCGGTGGTACCGCTCCGCGCAGCGGTGATAATAAATAATTCAATCTTACATTACAAGCTATTCATTAGTATAAATAGGGAGGCAGTCTACCCTGACTCCCCAAAGAACCCGGACGTTCATAGAACTATGGCACGTACGATACAGAAGAGAAAGAGATCAAACTGGTCATTCCGACCACGTAAGAAGATCATCCGTCGTAGAAACTTCCGTCGTACATTCCGTCGCAACGCCGTCACCACATCCAGCCGTTCGATTAATCCACGCCAACCATTCAAGATTGTCGCTAGGAAATTGCGTAAGCGTACTTATCGTTCCATGTTATGGCGTGACACTATGTTTAAGACTCATTATCGTTCCATAAGGACCAGTGCATTAACTATCACCACCCCCAATAGCAACACTACCCAGCGAGTTGGGTTATCTCAATGTTTTGATGTCAATGACCTTACTACATTTTGGAGAAGCGCTGGTGGGCTGGAAGATGCCAATTATGGTGTCACTGTTCCTTGGGCCGCAGGGGCCGGGCCCAATCCAGAGTCCATTACTATTCGTGGAGGCCGTATATGGATATCATTCAACAATAGATCCACATCCACGGAGACTATCAGGGTTAGGGTTCAATTGATATTCCTTCGCAGTCAATCGCGGAACTATTCAGATGCCATGGATTCTAATACGTGGACCGATTACATCAATAACATCCTTTCCGGTGGAGGTATCAAAGCCAT